TTTTGGTAAAAAAAGGTAATAATTTTACCAGTTTTGTTGGTAATGATCTGGGGTGATCTGGTCACTTGGTCATAACAACTCTATTTCATCTGCGATCATATTATCATCTTCATCATAGATATCAACCGTGATGTGTTTTAATTTTACAGCATCATCACTCCAATCATTGCTATCGTGTATGATCTCTCGTATGACGCTGTGATCACCTTCTTTTATGATGTCATCATATTCTTGCTGGGTCACATCAACAAACTTTTTAAATGATTTAGTGCCCCATACTTCAATTGTGCGTGTGGTCATCGTACAACCTCTACGCTGGCTTGATCAACAATTGATGATTCGTATTCATCATAATAGACTTTGCTGCCTCTATCTGTTAAGTCACCCTGGTCTATAACATCTGTCTCTTCAATGTCTAATAGATCCATTACATCTCTGCCTGTAAGATCCGCTGCTTCTATACCCTCTGCCAATCTGTATGCTTCAACTTGTTGCTGCTGTTGCGGGGTCAAAGTCAATGTGTATTCAGCCCAATGTGCTGCGTTCCATTCATTCGTTATTTTTATTTGCATTATGCTACCCTCTGGTTTTTAACATAGTCATCAAAAGTCATTGCGGCCAACGCTCGCTCCCTGTGCGTCTCTGGCTGCTGCTGTAGCAATCTCAACTCGTTTATCTGTTGCTGCTGCTCCTGTATCACCTGCTCCAACGCTTCAACCCTGTCTGCCAATTGTCTGCCTATTGCTGCTACCTGCTGTGCTGTAGCATATCTCTGTCTAATTGTTATCATATTTGCTCCTTGATTGTGTTTTAAAGCAACACCCATCGCTGGGTGCTGCTACTTTATAACTTGCCATATAATGTCATACAACATCAATACAACAACACTATTGTACTACATCGCTACACCCTTGTCAATATCATCATTAGCATCTTTTTTACCAGCCAACACTGCCATACGATTTTCGCGATCTAATTCTTGGTAAAGCCGCTTGATCAATTCAGCCTGTGCCTGCCTATAGATTGTGTAAAAATGCCTGCGATCTTGGTAAGACTCCAGTGCCGCGATCAACACCTCATCATCTGTGAGTGTTTGCTGCTGCGAGTCGTACAACTCGCTGTCTAACTCCATAATGTTTTTTACACGACGAAGCAATTGTGCCAATTGATCTATGCTATCTGACATATTTTATGTGCTCCTGTTGTACCCTGCGTTGTGCCTGTGTGTGCTCCGCTGTGCCTCGCTTGGCCTCGCGGGCTGCCTTTATTCTTTCGTGCTTGTCAGCATCGTGGTCACCCTTGCTGTCTCGATAAACCGCTGCTCCAAACGGTGATCTGGGCTCCCATAACTCTGGTTCAGCCCAGCCCTGTGTGTGCTGTATGTACAGGGCCAACAGCAATAGATCTGTGTGGCCATCCCGCTCCAGCAGCGTTTTTAATATGTGTGGTTGTGTCATTAAACTCCTTGAAAGTTATTATGACTCTATTTATCTTGGCCTGTGCGATCTGGTGCCAAATGTGAGTTTGCTATGCCAGCGGTGAATCTATACACAGGGTCTGCGATCACTGCGGTGATGCTGTCTGGTGATGGTATGATCTTGGTAAATCGCTCTATGATCTTTATCTTGGCTGCCATCTGTGCTTTTACCTTGTGCTCCGCTCGCTTGCGTGCCGCGGCCGTGATTGCTGTGACTTGCCTGTCAAATCTCTGCTCCATATGGCCAGCGATGCGCTGTAATCTCTGCTCCTGCTGTGCGGTCAGTTCTGTGATCATATTGAATATCACTGCTTCTGACTCCGTGGGAGGTCTATGAAATCGCTCTTGCCAATCACGATCACCCTGCCATCCCATACGGACAGCAGCCTCACTCACTGCCATTGCGTTGTAAGCAACACGACAGCAGCCTGTTGATCTGTGGCCATATCTCCAACTTGCGGTGTTATCAACCCTGCTGCCTAACACCATAAGATGATCTATCTTGGCCTGATCCATAGCCCAATGTAGTGTGGCTGCTTCTGGGGTTATGATGTTAGCAATCCTGTGTGCTATGCCTGTTCTGGGGTTGTCAGCGACCATTGTGATCCTGGTGCTGATCACCTGTGTTTGTATTGGTAATGCTGACAGCATCGCTTGCGTGGTATTGTCTTGCGGTCTGAAATACTTTTTTACTTGTATGTGTTCTGCCATTTTGTGCTCCTTGATTGTTTGTGCTGTGTATTATAACAGCGATCAACACTGATGTCAATGCCTAATCGCGATAGATCAGTGTGCTTGTAGCCTGTGCCAACACTGGGTTTGCGACCCTACGGCTTGATCAACACTGATCCCCGTGGAGCCTTGTGCGTGTGCTGCTGGCTGTGAGTGTGATCAACACTGGTGATCTGCGGCCGTGCTTGTGTGTGTGCTTGTGTGTGTGATCATCAACACTGGTCTTCAATCACGCTGCGATTGATCAGTGCTGTTTCTCGGTGTATCAACACTGGTGCCGCTACCGTCATTACGGCTGGGTCGTTATGCGATCACAGCAGCCTCGTTGGTTGAGTGAGCCTGCCCCGCTTAAAGCCCCCAATCAGCCCCTAAATCTGGTAATTTCTCCTGGCTATCCTGGCTCTATGCTGGCTCTATCCTGTGCCAATCTGGTTCTATCCTGGCTCAATCCTGGCTCAATCTGGGTGTGACCATCCTGACCATCCCTACCATACCGCTTGGTTCTCTTGGTTGATCTGGTGGTATCACCGTGGGCTACCGTGTGTGTCTTTGTGGCTGGGGGGTGATTCTACGGTGGGGCACGGTGGTAAAAGGGTCTGGGTCTAGGGTGGCCCCCAAAAAAAGTCAGGGTTGGTAATACACGAGTAAGCGTGATGAGCCACGGCCACCATTTTTAAAACCGGTCCCCCAATAACCAAGAAAAAATAAAAAAAAAATAAATAAAGTATGAGCAATTCAGGCACTACCATACCCAACACATTCACCACACAATGGAGCGGACCGCGCAAGCGAGCCACCAGGACCATGGCCGGATCAACCAAACCGTCCAGAAGACCCTCACGCAAGGGCTCTGCAGGATTTCGAGGTTGGAACTCACGCTAAGGATGCAGCCCACTCTCATCCACCATCATCTACTCATACGGGCACAGGTTGGCACTCCACCCTTGAAAGATTTTGATTTAACGCGAGCGCTCCGCGCACTTGTTAAAAAAATACGCATGAAGATCCTGCAGGGGCCAAATGTCAAGTACTGCGCAGTCACCGGCAATCGAGGCTGGTCGGGCAGTGTGATCATTGAAACCAGCAGCATAACATTCCATTGCTGGGAAGAAGTTTCACCAGCCGTCATACATCTGGACATATACAGTTGTGCACCATTTCAAGTGGAGGATGTCTTGCCATGGCTCGAGCAGTTTGAATTGGAAGCAGTGGACTACAAGTTCCTAGACCGAGAGCGTGGCTTTTCTGAAATTAAATAACACTATGTTTAAAAAATTACCACAGCGATGGCAGCCCGTAAAACCCCAAGTGGGTGCGATCATACAGCAGTATGGGGAACAGCACGAGGATGGATTCCACGGCATACGATATCAGGAGGCCCTGCAGCATCATGCGCTCATGGAACTGATACGGCCAGACCGCAGGCACCTCTATGCAGTGACCTACATGAGCATCAACATGCCCATACCACCACACACGGATTCCGGGGTCTGCACAGTGATCAACTGCTATGGTGACACTGCCAACGCGGTCACACGTTTCCATCAAAAGCAGCGAGACGTGGTGAAACAAATTAAGATTGCAAATCAGACCAATGGACACATATATGATGACAAGGACTTGATCATAGTGGATCAATTCAGGGCCGAGCCCGGTGACATCTACATGCTGGCAGTGGATCAGATACATTCCGTGGCCACGCAGACCGAGCAGGAGAGGTGGGCCATCTGCATCGGAACCAAACAAAACATGGATGACGCACAAAAAGATCTAGCATAACATGCATTGCACCATCATTGGCAATGGACCCAGCCGCAAGAATTACATTTTAAAAAACATAGAAGGCATTACCTTTGGTTGCAATCAGATCTACACGGAATACCAGCCCACGTTCCTGGTGGCACAGGACAGGCACGTGCTGGAGAAGATGAGTCAAGATCGCGTGCATACCGTGTTCGTGCCGCAGGAGCGATGGAGGATGTTCCGCAACGACAGCAAGATGAAGCACATCAGCAACATGCAGCCCATAGGTCTGCCCACCACGGGCCCAACACAACTGCTGAGCGGACACTGGTGCATGCTGTTGGCAGCACAATTGGGTTTCACGCAGCTGAGATTGTTGGCATTTGATGGTGGACCCGACAGCCTGTATCGTGGACACACGGACACCAACACCGCGGCAGCATATCAGTGCAGCGAACTTAGAGACAAGGTGTTCACGGCCAACCTATTGAAACAATTCAAGGATCTCAACATAGCACCGCACGAATAAATAACACGCTGGACAATCGCGAGACCCGGCCCAAGCATGTGGATCATGCAGTGCGGCAAGCACTTGTACTTGCAAGCAAAGAACGTTTATTGCCAGTAGGGACAATCTTCGGACCCCCAACACAACAACATAATTCGCAGCGTTGAGAAAATAACATTAACCAACACGAAAGGAACCATTAACATGGCTCTAGTAGGAGATTCAGGCACGTCGTTATCGAATTCGTTCGTAACAATGTTCTCTGACGATGTCAAACAAGCATACCAGCAAATGACATCAAAATTGGTTGATTCGGTACGTGTAGTAAGAAACGTAACGGGCTCAACCTACAAGTTCCACAAATTATCAAAGGGTGGAACTATTAAAAACAAAGCACGATTTGAAGATCTAACAGCAATGTCAGACACTAACAAATCGCTTACATCACCGGGTGCATACACAGGTGGAACTGCTCAGAACTCAATCGTAACAGTGACTCTGAACAATTTCCATTCTGCGGAATACATCGATGATCTAGATATGTTCAAGACCAACATTGACTTGAGATCTACATTTGCTCAATCTATCGCAGGTGCGTTAGCAAGAGCGGTGGATCAAGAGCTCATTGATGCTTTTGACGCATCTACACCAACCACTATCAAGACCACAGCACAGGGTGCTAATGGATTGAACAAGGCAGCTTTATTGGAAGTGCACCAAGCGTTAAACGCTCTGGACGTACCAACCAATGACAGGGTGCTTTTGATCTCTCCAGCGGCATTGACTGACCTATTAACTGACACCACTCTAGTGGCAGCAGCTGATGGACAGTTATCCAACATCGCTCTGGCCACAGGTTACATTCCTTCTATCTTTGGATTTAGGATTGTGATCAGCAATTTGTTAAGCTCTGATTCAGTAGTAAGAAAGTGTTATGCTTTCCAAAAAGAATCAATTGGTTTGGCTCTTGCCCAAGACATCACAACTAGGATTGATTATGTGCCTCAGAAAGCAGCATCAATCGTTCTAGGAACAATGTCAGGTGGATCAGGTGTGATCGACGCTGATGGTGTAGTAGAAATACAAGTTGCTGAGTAATCAGTAATTACACAAGAGGCAGGCCTTCGCAAGGGGGCCTGTCTTTTTTATTGGCTGCTAAATAAACGAAAGGAACCCAATGACCGTAGAAACAAACATCTCCATAAGCAACAAATCCCTGTTAAAATGTGGTGCCACAACCATAGCGTCGTTCACAGAAGGCACACACGAGGCCAACGTCTGCAGTGCCATGTATGACACGGTAAAGAAAGGCCTGTTGTATTACACTTTCTGGAACTTTGCAAATAAAAAATTACAATT